TTATAAGTTTTCCGGCACTTTCGGAAGTTTTGCAAGAGCCTCTTTTAACTCTTCATCAGATGGAATATAGTCACTCATCTTTCCGTCATGGAATTTCTCATATGCATACATATCAAAATATCCTGTTCCTGTCAGTCCGAAGAAGATCGTTTTTTCTTCCCCTGTTTCTTTACATTTAAGAGCTTCGTCAATCGCAACTTTAATCGCATGACTGCTTTCAGGAGCCGGCAGAATGCCTTCTACTCTCGCAAACTTCTCTGCCGCTTTAAATACCTCTGTTTGTTCTACCGAACGAGCTTCCATATATCCATCTTCGTAAAGCTGCGATAAAACAGAACTCATACCATGATATCTCAATCCTCCCGCATGACTTGCAGACGGAATAAATCCACTGCCTAATGTATACATTTTAGAAAGCGGGCAAACCATACCTGTATCGCAGTAATCATATGCGTAAACGCCTCTTGTCAAACTAGGACAGGACGCAGGCTCCACCGCAATAAACTGGTAATCGGCTTCTCCTCTTAATTTTTCTCCCATAAACGGGGAGATAAGACCTCCCAAGTTGGATCCTCCGCCTGCACATCCGATAATAATGTCCGGCTTGATCCCATACTTATCCATTGCAATCTTTGACTCAACCCCGATCACTGACTGATGAAGAAGAACTTGATTCAACACACTTCCAAGCACATAGCGGTATCCCGGCGTATGTGTAGCCACTTCCACAGCCTCGGAAATGGCACATCCAAGGCTTCCTGAAGTTCCCGGATGCTCTGCCAAAATTTTTCTTCCCACTTCTGTTGTTTCAGACGGTGAAGGAGTAACACTCGCTCCATAAGTACGCATTACTTCTCTTCGGAATGGTTTCTGTTCATAGGAACATTTCACCATATACACCTTACAGTCCAAATCAAGATAAGAACATGCCATTGACAGAGCAGTTCCCCACTGTCCCGCTCCCGTCTCCGTTGTCACGCCTTTCAAGCCTTGGTCTTTCGCATAATATGCCTGGGCGATCGCCGAATTCAGCTTATGGCTTCCACTTGTATTATTCCCTTCAAATTTATAATAAATTTTTGCAGGTGTCTGTAATTTTTCCTCAAGACAATACGCACGAATCAGCGGCGCCGGACGATACATCTTGTAAAAGTCACGTATTTTTTCCGGAATTTCTATATAACGATTTTCATTATCCAATTCCTGCTTCACTAATTCCTCGCAAAATACAACGCTTAATTCTTCTTCTGTCATCGGCTTAAATGTTTCCGGATTCAGAAGGGGCGCCGGCTTGTTTTTCATATCTGCCCGGACATTATACCATGTCTTCGGCATCTCACTTTCTTCCAAATAAATTTTATAAGGGATCTTCTTCTCACTCATTGTTATTCTCCTTTCAAAATTTTCTTTATATACCTCTGAATTTTTGTGGAACTTTAACTTGCCCGGATATGATTCCTTTACAGACAATTCTCAAAATATCTTTTACATCATAAATTCTTTCTTTAATAATATAAAAAACTCCTGTCCCACACAATGATACTATTGCAGGGACAAGAGTCGTAATTCTAAATTATATATCAAAACTCCTGCGGTGCCACCCGGCTTGATGTGAAAACACATCCACTCACGCATACTAACATATGCCCATTTTTATAACGGAGTTATCTCTCCGGCTCACCTACTTCTATACTTCAAATGTTCAGCTTGCCCTCAGAAGCCCATTCATCCCAAGTCAGTATACCGCATTCCACCATCTACGGCTCTCTGTGAAACTGATTATCGGAATTACTTGCTCTTCCTCATCGGTTTACAGCCACTTTATCACGTTAAAATATAAATGTCAATATTTTTTTACTTTTCTTTTCATCTTTTATACTTTGTCAATAGTTTTGCGACAAGTTTTTGAATTTTTTTCTATGCCAGGTTTCTTATTTCCTCTTCAAAGAGTTGGGCGGACGTCTTAAAACCGAAAATTCCCCTTGGATAGTTGTTTATCCAGTTTTCTATATATTCAATGTCTCGGTCCTGCTTCTCGTCAAAATCTTCCCCTTTCGGTATATGTCGGCGGATAAGGCGGTTATTGTTTTCATTACTCCCCCTCTCCCAACTGCTATAAGGGTGGCAATAAAAGGCAAAGGTCCGTTTTTCTCCCTCATGTAATACAGACCGCTCCAACCCCTCATAGTCTGAAAACTCCACGCCGTTATCTACTGTAATGCTTCTAAATACCTTTGTGAACATATCGCCCCATTTCCTTTCTAATCGGTCAATGGCTTCTACTACACTGGCCGCCTTTTGGTCCGGCAACTTCACTATTATTTCATCTCTTGTCTTTCTCTCTGTAAGCACAAGCATACATGACTTTGTTACTCCCTGTTTGCCCTTTACCGTGTCCATTTCCCAGTGCCCAAAAATTTCCCGGTTCTTTACTTCATCCGGGCGGTTCTCTATGCTTTCCCCTGCGGACGCTCTCTTTTGCACCTTAACCCTTTTATTGTGCTTTTTTCTTTTCCCCTTTACTGGCAAATCTTTATTTGTGAGTTTTAGGAAAATCCCCTTATCAATGTATCGGTATAATGTTCTTACGCTGATAGAAGTAGTAAACTCTATGCCGCTTTCTGCTGCCGCCGCCAATGCCGCTTCCGGGCTATATTTATCTTCTATTATTTTTTCCTCTATGTACTCCGCAAGTGGGCGGTCATTTCCTATTTTTATATTCCGCCCTTTTCCCTGGGCGTTCCAATCATGGTTCTTTTGTCCCAAATCGCTGCTATACCTTGTTTCCTCGGTGTAATCGCTATTTCTATGGGTATATTCTCCCCTTTTTATCTCCCTATAAATAGTGCTTCTATGAACGTGCAAATATTCCGCAACCTCTACTACTTTATGGCCGGAATTTAACATAGTTTCCATTTTAATTCTATCGTTTTGGCTTAAATGTTTAAATAATTTTCCCATGAAATTACCTCTCTTGTGATAAAACGGGCACGAAAAAGTCCGTGCCGTTGTTTTATCGCTTCCCGGCAAGTAATTCCTATGGTAATCGTAATTCATATTGTGCCCGGTGCGTTATACTTTTTCTATTTACAATGATGTGGACATTGTGGGGTCCAGGCTCCCGGCCTTTATTTTGGTTAGGACGATTGCCCACCGCCCAGGCGTGCCGTCTGTTTGCCTGTCCTGCTACACGCCGCCCGGTTCACATTAAACCCTGGCAGAAACTTGTCAACCAATACCACAATGCCCACCATTGTAACCCGTCAACTGTTTATAGGGGCTTCGGACCCTCACGCCGCCCATGGTCGGCGTGGCCGTTTTAATTGCCGGGCGGCTCCTGCTGCCGCCCAGGCGGTTGTTTCTATGCACAACGGGCCTGCTCCACCCATGCTTGTGCTTCCTCTGTGCTTCCAAACCAATCATTATAAATATCTTTCCGGCTTGTACTTGTGTATGTGCTTTCCGGGCACGTTTCCGCTTCTTTGCTTGCCGTAATAGCGGCCACCACTCTGCCCCTATCATCAAATGAAGATGTTACGCAATACCATGTTTTCATATCCTTATCCTTTCCCGGTGGCTCTACTGCCCACCGCTTCCCATTCTTTCGTCAATGGCCTGGCTGATAAATTCGTTTACGCTTTGTCCTGCTGCCGTTGCCGCCGCTTTTATTACTGCTTTTCTGCCTTTTGGCACTTTTATTTCTATGCGGTCATAATTCCGTTTGTTAAATTCGTTTTGGTATGCAATTTGATTAAATTCTCCGGTTTTAGTTCTTGGCATTTTCCAACCTCTCTTCCTACTTCGGCAAATTCCCTCTTCCTTTCTCTTGCCAAATGATTTATAATAATTTTACAGTTTGGGCGGCTTTGGCAAGTCCACCGCCCTTTCTGTACCCCTAAAGCCTATTCGTTAGGCTTTTCTTTTTTTGCCATGTCTCTGACTTCCTGCACCGCCTTGGCAACCTCTTCCATGTTCTTGCAATTACTGAATTTATCGGCTACCAGGTTAAGGATTACTTCCATTTGCTTGTCTGTCATGTTCTCGCTCATGTTATCTCCTTTCTATGCTTGCCCATGTATTCGTTAAGTATCTCTCTTAACTGTCTTTATTATATAACATATGTCGGCATATGTCAATACATATTACGACATATTTTTATTTTTTATAAAAATCCCTCAATGTGTGGCTGCTTTCCGCTTCACATTGAGGGTAATTTTTATCTTCTACTTTCTATCACGAAAATAATTTCGTTGACTTTTGCCTGGTTTGCTTCGTTACTTACGCACCTTACCACTCTGTCTTTTCCGTCCGCCGTGGTAATGGTTACGCCAATATAATTTCCCATTTTCTTTTCAAATCCCGTATTTTGGGATATGGCAACGATTTTGTCATACATGAGCGTTTCCGTTTTTGATTGGCTCCCGTCCTGCTCAAAATATAGGCACCTTTTTTCTGTTACTGCTAAAACTGCCGTTGAAAAAACCAACTTTTCCGCCTGGCCTTTTCCTTGAATACAATAATCAATCTTTTCCCCAGGCAATAATGTTTTTCCAAATACATTTTGAGCCATTACCTCTTCAATCGGTTTTTGTTCTTTTGCTTCTTTTTTCTTTCCAAAAAGTCCCATTTTCCAATCTCCTTTTGTTGGTTTTATACCGTGCCCCCATTGTGTAATTCAATAGTGGACTTGTATTAGTCCCATTATAGCACACACTTCCCCGTAAAATAAAGAAAAAAGGACTAATATTAGTCCAGAAAGGGGCCGCAATGTTACAAGTCAAAATAAAAGATGATACTGGAAATACCATAGGCCAAAATATAAGAAGAATTAGAAAATCACGCAATATAGGGCAAACCGCTCTTGTCCGTGATTTACAATTACTTGATATAGACATGACCCGTGAAGCATTGGTAAAAATCGAAAGGGGAATACAACATATACAGTTGAGCCAATTAAAAGGTATTCGTGATGTTCTCCAAACAACTTATGATGAATTACTGGAAATACATTAGACAAAAAGGGCACGCCTTTCATTGACGTGTCCTTTCTCCGTGACATATTAAATTCCTTGCACGTCCCTGGCGGACGTATTCCAAAAGGCGGTATTGATAATTACTATCTCAACATAGCGTTGACTTTTGCCTGGACCTCATTGTAATTATACCCTGCGGCTTCCAGGCGGTTCTTTCTCTCTTTCCCGTTGCCCCATTTCCCGGCAATTACTTCCTTGGCTACTGCGGCCACGCTCTTTGTTGCGGCGGCGGTGCCTTTCAGTAAGGCATTTACCTGGTCCTGGACGGCTTTGTAATTGTACCCGGCGGCGGTAAGGCGGTTCTTTCTGTCCTCTCCGTTGCCCCATTTCCCGGCAATTACTTCCTTGGCTACTGCGGCCACGCTCTTTGTGACCTGGGACCCGCTCCCGGTGGCTTCCTTGTCATACTTTGGCACGCCATAACCACGGATATAGCGGCCATTTACGTCCAATGTCCTGCGGCCTACGGCATTGTTTTTATTGCCCTCGATAACGGTAATCTTTCCGCCGCTCACGCTCTCAACAATGCCCACATGGTCCGGCCACCCGGTACAATCCCCGGCCCCGGTATCGTCCCAATCGTAAAAAATAATGTCCCCAGGGCTTGGCGTCCTGCTATCGCTTTCCTGCCATTCCCCCAGGTTCTTGAATAATGCAATCATCTGGCCGCAACCGCACTCTGTCGGTATAATGCCAGTCAAACCGCACTTGATAGCCACGGCGGAAACAAAGGTGGCACACCAGGCGTCTGTATATTTGACTTTGTAACCCCTCGCCAATGGTTTATGGCCGTTGTACACGTCAATAATGCCCTTGTGGGTGCCGTCCGCTTCATTTCGGCCAATCCACGCCCTTGCCTGGGCTAATACTGCACTTGCTAATTTTGCCATGCTTCCGGCTCCTTTCACATCATACTGCTGCAAATCGTACTGTGTAACAATCCTCATGGTATTGTCCACATACTTGCTACTGGTTGCGTACCCGTCCGCCTTAATGGTTCTAAGGTACGTTTCCGGGTCCGTAATGCCCCGTAAATTCTGATACCTAGACAACTGGATAAACTCAAAATAACCTTTCACGCCCTCTTCCATGTTGTCATACACCCGGAAATTGTCCTTAATCTGTGTAAGGGTTCCCGGCGTATATTCTTCCATGGTGGAAAGGTTTACGCTTTTCCCGGTCCATTTTGTCCCACATTTCAGCCCAAAATAATTGTGATACACGGCGGCCAGGCGGCTTTCTCCCCAACCGCTTTCAAGTATCGCCTGGGCTATAATCGGACTATGTACCAAAATCCCGTATGCCGGGGCGTATTTCTGCACGCACCCGGCAATCTTTTTAATAAACTCCTGCTTGTCCATGGTTTACACTTCCTCTTCCGTTGTCACTTCCACTTCGGTTTCCACGTTGGCGGCGTCTGTCAAACCCTCGCCAATGATGTAGGCCACCACGGACGCCCCGGCCATGATAAGGGCCGTTACCTGGGTGGCGGTGTTCTCTGCTCCCCCAGTGGCTACAATCATCATGGAAACAAAGGACGCTACCGCCGTCCACATTTTCCGGCTTGTCAATTTCCTGGTCCAGTTAATATTTTTCATGTGGTCTTTTCTCCTTTCTTATATTTCCAAAAGCCCCTTGGCTTGTTGGTTCATTCGTAAATCCCTTTTATGCCCTGCTCCGTTAAGAAGTCCTTTTGTTCATGCTTAATCTTACGGGCATATTCCAGGGCGGCTTCTGTCTCTCCGTTGGCGTGTCCATTCTTTAAGGCCGTGGCCGCCGCTTCCCCCAGGGCAATAGACGCCATGACACTTTTTATGATAAGAACCTCGTTTTTCTCGCGGATTTTTTCTTTTTCTTCCGCTGCCGTCTGCTGCTTCTTTATTTTTTGTTCAATCATCCAAAAACAGAAAGCGGTTACGCCGCTTGGAATACTCATTGCAATAATAAGTGTCTGTAAATCCATTCCTTTATCTTCCTTTCCTTAAATGTCCATGGGCTTATCATACGCCCCATGGTGTTGAAATTCTGACCCACTTACACCGGAACCAAAAGGCCGCTTTGGGTCTGCTCAAATTCCCAAAACAGTAAATCATATTCAATGGCCTTTGTTACGTGGTAGGTGTCGGCGTGCCCCATGTGCCCCAGGCGGCTTTGATATTTCCGGTTAAATGTTTCCTGGTCCAGTTCCCCGGCCTTTAGGTGCTTTACGTCCTTTTTCAGCCGCCGGACGGACCCCTTACGCACTTTCCTATATGTTGGGTGGTGGATATATCCGCAAAAGTCCACACCGTTCCCGGCGTATAGAATGGTGCTTTTAGGGTTTATGTGCAATTTCATTTCCTCTTCCAAAAATTCTTCAATCCGCTTTTCCCATTCCTTTAACTGGTTTAAATCCGGGGAAAGAATTATAAAATCGTCCATATACCGGACGTAATATTTAATGTGCAAGGTGTGTTTTATAAATTTATCCAGGCGGTTGCCGTACACATTGGCAAATAACTGGCTTGTAAGGTTCCCCACGGGTATGCCCACGCCGTCCGGCAATATGCCGTTTCTGTCTATGATGTTATCCATAAGGTAAAGGGCTTTCTTGTCCCCTATGTACCGTCTGTTTTCGTCTTTTAGGCCGTCATGCGGTATAGACGCAAAGTATTTACTTATATCCCCTTTAAAGGCGTATATCCGTAGCCCCTGCACAACCATAAGTTCATAAAGCCATTTGTATAACTGATTGCTTGCGGCGTGCATACCTTTCCCCTCACGGCAAGCATAGGAATGGCAATAAAACCTTTCTTCAAATACCGGTCCGATTGCATTTACAATCATGTGCTGCACCACTCTGTCATAAAATGGTAAGGCCATGATAAGACGCTCTTTTGGCTCCCACACTTTGAACACGGTATAAGGTCCCTGGGAATATGTGAGTGTTTCCACTTCCTCGCACGCCCTCAATAGTTCATCTTCCTTTGACATAGAAAAAGCCAATACCTCTTCATGGAACCGCTTGTTTTCTGCGGCTTTGTGGAATGAGATATTGGCATTGTCAAATGTGTACATCTTCTCATGTAATCCTTTAACTGTTTTCATTTTTGCCCTACCAATTTTCAAATATTTTTACTCAAAAGGCGGTGCCTTTGTTAATTTGTCCGGACAAACGCCGGAACGGGAAAACCGTCTGACTTATCATAAAGATAGATTGATAAATCTTTGCCAGTGGCCTTTTTAGTGGCTTCTGTGTCTGAAAATGCCGATTAGTCACACACGCACCACACGCCAATGTTCGTGTTCACGTTCCACGGGTAATTGTTGCAATTCACCGTCCGGGAGCCGCAATGCACGCCGTTGTTCCAGTTGCCGCCGCCAATGAGGGCGTGCAAGCCAGGAAAGGCCAGGTGCGAATTAACAGTTTCCCCAAATCACTTACTTATCCGGTTTCCAGGTTCCGGTCTTTACCGCTTCAATGACGCCGTTCATGGTGCCGCCTATTGCCCTGGTGTGGCGGCTGATGACCTCATAGCGGTGCTTGCTTATTGCTTTATACTGCAAATCGTAGGATAGACGTATCAATGTTTTAATCTGCTGCAATTCCACGTCCGCCGCATAAATATGGCTTTTCGTACCCGTTTTCTTGAAACGGATTACGTCCTTTAGCATTTCAAATATTGCCGTCTTAATCTGCGTCTGCAATGCAAACTTTTCAAATTTCGGAAACTGGGCCAGGATAGGGTAAATGTATAAAAGAAAATCATAAATTTTTTGGTACAATTCCATAGTGCCCATGTAGGCGTCTATTTGTTCCGGTTCTTTTTCTTCTGCCATTACTTCTTTTCCTCTTCGTTGTAGGGGTTGGGCTTTCGCCCACCCCTACGGGATTACAGACTGTCACACACGCACCACACGCCAATGTTCGCGCCCACGTACCACGGGTAATCGCCGCAATACACCGTCCGGGAGCCGCAATGCACGCCGCTGCTCCAGCCGCCGCCGCCAATGAGGGCGTGCAAGCCAGTGCTTGAATACATATACGCCTGGCCGTAACCGCCACCGAAAACGTCATACCATGCCGCACTTGCCGCCGTTGGGTCGTGCAAAAGTTCATTAAGCCACTTCCACACATTACCCACCAGGTCACAAATATTTAAAGCACTTATGGCGTTGGCAATCTTTCCAACTGCGGTTCTTGCCTTGTTTGTGGTGGCCGTATGTCCGTTGGCGTTGGAAGCGTCAAGGCCCTGGGGGCTTCCGTCTGCTGCCACGGTAAATTCCATGTAATCCGGCAAGCGTTTCCCTACACGTCTGGCCCGTTCTCCTGCAATATACCAGTTAAGGCCCTCGGTTCCGGTTATCGGCGTGCCGCCATACACGGATTGTAAACCATTTGCCCCGTCATCACTGGAAAGGTAAATGTCTCCCCATAATGCGTTCCCCAGGTACACCGTACCGGACGGGTCGCATTTCGGACGGTGCTTTGTGGTCCATACACTGTTAGGCAGAATATCCACACGGGTGTTGCTCTCCCAACCGCTGCCCCTTACGGACCCGGACGCATTGACCGCACGCCCGTAATCGTCCGTATTTCTTACACGGCCATAATGGAAACCGCCGATTTTACGGGTATTTGTATCGTCCCAGGCGTCCCCGTCCGGCCAGGAAGAATTTAAGGAAATCAAATAAAGTTCGTCCTGGGCGTCCGTCCCAGGGTCACAAATGTAAATGTAATAGTCCGAACCGTGTACAAAATCGCTTCCCTGGTCCAAATTTGCTTTTGTAAGTACGGTTTCTGCCGTTTTAAATACTGCGTTTTCCCCTACCGCAATGACGCACCCGGCCATAATTGTGACGGCTCCCTGGGCACTGTACTGGATATACTCTTTTTCCGGTGCCACAATGTCGGAAATGGCCGCCATTTTTGCAACCGTGATTTTGGCCCGCTCGTCCGTCATGTTCTCGTCATAAATAAAAAGTCTGCTCATTATGCCAACGCTCCTTTCATTTCTTCCACTTCCTCTTCCGTGATACCCATACGGTCATAGAACGTAACCGCTGCCGGAATACCGATTGTTACCGTGCCAATGTTTACGGCTTTTGAAAGGGTAAGCACCGTAAAAGAAATTGTGTTGTTCTGCCCTGCTGCCGTGGTGCCCTCTGTGGCGGCTTCCTGGCCCTCTGTGGCGGCGTTTTCCGCTTCGGTGGTATCTTTCTCCACTTCTACCGTTTCAACGGTCTGGACGGTAGGGTAAACGGCTCCATTCTTGATTTTCTGCCCTGCTGCCACCTCTGCACAAAACATAATTTTTACCGTCTTTCTGTCCTCTGACAGTTCAATGACCGGGCACATAATCCAGTTCTGATTTTCCAGTTTTTCAACTGCTGCCAACCAATCTTCCTTTTTCAATTTCTTTTTCTGCACCAGTTTAAAGGTGTTTACCAGGTCGGACTTGGTTTTGATTACTTTAGGAAATCCTTTCATGTGTTATACCTCACTTTCTTTTAATAAATACGTTCCCATGTAATTGCCGATATAGGCCATATTGGTGCCCTCACGCAAGGAAACCGTGGTTGTGTGCATAAGGTCCATATAATCTATGGAAAGCCGCTTTGGCGTTACCATAACGCTTTCCATATTGGTTTCCAGGGTATAGTCCCCGGCTTCCGTGATGTAAAAGCCTATGCCGCTTTCTGTGATTGCTGCCGTCTGCACCGTTCCCGTTGTAATGTTCGTGAGCGTTACCGTGACCGCCGCCTGGATTGTTTCCAGTAAGTAGTCAACATTTACTTTGTGGGCCATGTTGTGAACCTTGGTTCTTAATCCGTCAATTTGCAACTGCAATTTTCCGGCCACGTCCCCGGCAAGCTGCTCCTGCTTTGCCGCAAACCATTCGTCCCACTGTGCCGTCCGTTCCGTTTGAAACTGTTGCACCATAGCGGTGTACTCTTTGATGAAAGCGGCATGGTCTTTTTCCACCGCCTTTTTCTCGCTTGAAAACCATTTGTTAAACTGGGCGGACCACTGGGAAAAGTCCAGTTCTTCAAACTGTGAGCCGATAAAGCCGCAAACCGTCTTGTCCGGCCTTTCGTCTGTAATGTCTGCCTGGGTAATCTCAACCGCTCCGGCGGCCACATAGACACGGGCCAGGCTCTTTTCCTGGATAACATCATTATTAACCAGTTCCGGGGCCTGCGGATTGCTTGAAAAAGCACCCTCTAAGACGTAAATACTCGGCTTTCTTTCGGTTTCGTCATTCCTTAATACAATGCGGTCAATCCTTGGAAGCGTTCCGCTTGCCTGGCTCAATGTAAGGGTCAACGGTGCGGTATTGTGGATAGTATGTAAATTGATATATGCGTACCCGGTCCGGGTTCCGCCGTCCACTGTCACTTCCATGGTGCCGCCCGGTGCCGTCACTTGCAAATGACCGTATGCAACGCCCTCTTTATAGAACGGGGCTTTGTCCTCGTTCATGTCCTGGCCGTTATACATATGCTCTTTATCATTTAGGTTGGTAGCATTGTAAAAAAATCCTCTTACTGCCATGGTCTTTTTCCTCTCCTTTCCTCTATTCGTCCCATTTTATTGTTGTGGGTAGGGCGTCCCCAAAAGTAGGCACCACATACATACCCCCATATTCGTAAACCTCGCAAAGTTCCGTAATTCTAAGGTTCTGTGCGGTGTTCCACTTTTTCTTCTTTACGGTCACAACGTCCCCCAGGTCATAGTCTTTTCCGTAGGTAAAATTTACATCTGCTTCCGCTTCCGCTTCAAAGTTTTCAAATATCTTGTTTTCGTTAAGAAACTCCTGCCCCCTTGTTTTAAGGGCTTCTAAATACTCGGCGTCCGTAAGGGCTTCTTTGTTTATGTCCTTTGCGTCCAGAAACACTTCCCGTAAATCAAACCCGGTTCCGCCGCCCACGGTTACAAAGATACGGGCCAGGCCGTCCCCGGCTCCGCCCACAATTACCTTGGTCTTATAGGTTGCGTCACTGTAATTATGTTTTGCCTGGTTTAGATTGTCGTAACTCTCTGAAAATATGACCCTGGGATTTTCCCCTTGTGCCTGGGTGCGGTCCACACCTTTGTAAGTTTCAAAGGTCATGGTCTTTTTTTTGAAGTCCGGCACAATACGGAAACCTATCTCTGCAAACTTCGCCAACTTCGTGAAGTATTCCAGGACATTCTTATAAGTTGCCTGGAATTGCACTTTTGTGGTGTCCCCGGTCGTGGTCCCAATCTGTAAAAGCGGTATTTGCTCCATGCGTCCAATCATGTAGTGCATGGCCGCTTCCACGGTTCCGTTAAAATTAAACTGCGGACCCGTCAACCGGTCCCCCAGGTAGACGGGAAGAAAAAAGCCGTTCCTGGTAATCTCATTTACCAGGGTGCTTTCCTCTTCCGCCTGGTCCCCACGTATCACGGCGGCTTCCTGCTTGTTGTCCCCCTTGGTTATAATGTTCCCCGGTTGCAATAGCCGTAAATTTTCCGCCGTTACCGGACAATGTAACTCAAATGTGCCACATTCGTAATATTTTCGGTGCCACTGTAAAGACGTGTGATTTTCGATATGCCCCAGGCGTCTAAGGTTCCGGTCATAAACGTGTATTTCCATAATCACACCCCCAAATATGAAATTCTGTAATATACCGACACGGAAAGGTAATTGGTGCCCTCGTCCGCCGTGTATGTCAATGTATTGGTTCCGTCCTGCAACTGGATAAATTCCCCGTCCTCGTCCAGATATTCGTTTATTACCGTCCCGTATTTTTCAATAACGGTGTCCCAGTCAATGACCCCGTAGTTGTCTTTGTGGTTCTCAATCTCCGCCTGGGTCACGCCGTCCAAAAGGTAGGCGTTTTTCTTCCCGGTGTAGGTATTTATAATCACATACTGACCGGATGACATGATAAAATCATTGTCCAAATATCCAACCTTGGTAAATTCTCCACTTTCCGTGTGGTAAATGGCCGGGTTCTTCACGGCTCCGTCCGCCCGGAATATAACCACAATACCTATGTTGTCCGCTCCGCTCTCGTTTTCAATCTCCTTTACCAAATCCGCTTCACGGTGTCCAAATATGCGGCCCTCTTCCGGGAAGCACGCCGGAAAATAGAAATCACTTACCCATGACGCCATAACCACTTCAATGTCTGCCAAGTCCTTAAAATACGGGTCTGTACATTTAAGGGAAATGGTATAATCACGCACCACGCCCGTTGTGGCTCCCGGTATGACACTTTCAACCTCATATTCTATTGCCTTGGCTTCGCCGTCCTCTATGTACTGCATTGTTCCCGTCCGCTTTATGGGGAATGTGCGGTATAAAAGATTGCGGTTTTCTTTGTAATTGCTATCCATTTCCACGGTAATGACAATATTTCTTTCCTTTGCGGTGGCTCCCTGGTAGGTGCTGCCGTCCGTGGTTGTGTTCTCGCTTGTTACCACGTTGCTTTCAATGCCGTAAATCCCCTCAATATCTACCAGGTGGAACGGCGTAAAATCGTCCCAGGTAAAGGTAAGGGACACGTTTTTGTCACTGGTGCAAACCACTTTAATGTCTGACATTTTCCCTTACCCCCTTTGTACTGCCAAAATCATGCTTCTTGTCTGTAACCTGGTCTGTCTCGCTATCTCATACGGGCTTAATGCCTTGGGGCTTGTGATGTTCACATTCTGAACATACCCACCGCCGCCTTTTTCTGCGTTTTCCATGGCCTGGTTCTTTGCACTGCCGGAAAGCGGCGTTACAACTGCCTTTCCGTTTACCATGCTAAGAAGTTCCGGGCCTGCTTCCGCTACCATGGCGGTGCCCTCTTTCAATACGCCGCCTTTTGCCAGTCTCGGCAAAGAAAGCGTGCCTATCTTTCCCAGTGAAACGCCCGGTATCTCGTTGATTACATCAATAACACCATTTATCATTCCGATAAACTTATTTACAACGCCCTCTATGGTAGAAAGACAACTGTTTATTGCTGATTTAAAAGCGTCCCCAACCGCCGAACCGATTTTTACGCCCACATCTACAAAACAGCCTTTGATTTTTTTCCACAAGCCGGAAAAGAAAGAAGTCACATTGGCAAAGGCGTTTTTAATATTTGTCCATGCGTTTTGAAACTGCGTACCGAACCAGGACGGGACGGCGGAAAGGGCGGTTTTTATTTCCGTCCACCTTGCACCGAACCAGGAACCGATTGCAGAGAAAACATTTTTCACATTGGTGTAGGCGTTGGTAAACATGGTAAGGAACCATGACGCCACCGTTGCCAGGGCGTTCTTTATATCCTGCCACCTTGCACCGAACCACTGGCCGATTAAGGCAAAGACGTTTTTCACGTTGGTGTAGGCGTTGGTAAACATGGTAAGGAACCATGACGCCACCGTTGCCAGGGCGTTCTTTATATCCTGCCACCGGGCACCGAACCACTGGCCGATTGTCGCAAATACACCCGTCACACCGTTATAGGCTTCCGTAAATCTCGCAATAAACCACTGGCCCACACCCTGGAATATGGATACAATGCCGTTCCACAAATTTTGAAAAAACTGCTTTATATTTTGCACAAAATTGTCCACAAATTCACGGAAAGCACCGCAATTATCATAGAGAAGTTTAAAAGCCCCGGCAAACGGGTTTACAATCAATAATAAAAGGGCCTGCCAGTTGCTTTTTATGAAATTTATAAAACCGTTAAAGGCGTTTGGTATCGTAACGGTAAAAAAGTCCGCTATTGCACCGAAAACTTTTGACGCCGCTTCTTTTACTGCTTCCCATACCGCTATTACTTTGTTTCTAAAATCTTCGTTGGTTGCAAAAAGCGTCACTAATGCGGCCACCAGTGCGGCTACCACCGTTATGACAATGCCTATCGGATTGGCGGCCATTACTGTATTTAAAATTTTCTGTGCTATGGTTACGCCCTCGGTTGTTGCTTTCCATACTTTTATTGCCGCCACTAGCCCTTGTATCATAGTTACCACATTCCACGCCAACATTCCGGCGGCAATCCCGGCAATAATAGAAATAATTTGTGTCCCGTTCCTCGACATAAAAGAAATAAAATCTTTTACCTTGCTCACTACTGCAAGCACAAGTGTTTTGACTTCCGGTATCTTTCCTTTTACCTCTTTGATTACGTCACTTATTACGGGCTTTAGTTCTTCGCCTATCGGCTTTACAAGGTCCGTTTTAAGGTTTCTGCCTAACTCTTCAATCTGATTTCCCAGGTCATTGTATTTATTCTCATTTATCGTTCCCAGTGCGTCATTGGTTGCCGATATTTCCCCTTGCGTGTCCACTAAGGCACGTATGGCGTCCTCTCCCAAATCTTCCCACTTGGTTCCGTACATTGCCACGCCCAAAAGGTTTCTTTGTACTTCGTCATCACATGAGAAAAGGGCTTCATTTACGGTTTTAAATGCTTCTTTTGCCCCCTCTCCGCCTTGTGCAAACTTTGTTTTTAAATCGTCCACGTCAAGGCCCAACTGTTTAAATGCTTCGTCTGATGTTCCGTCTTTTGCTCTGATACCAAACTCTTTCACGGCGTCATTTAAATAGTCTATCTGGAAAGTGCCGTTTTTGGCTCCGTTGGCTATCATGTTAAATGCTTCCTCTGCTGACAATCCCATGTCTGCATAGTAAACAGAATATTCCGCCAACTGGTCCGCCAAATCTCCGTTTTGGTTCAATCCTTTTTGTGCCCCCTGGGCTAAAAGGTTGTATGCTTCCTCTGATGATATGCCGAATTGTTTCATCATGGCGTTTGCGCCCCTAATGCTTTCGTTCACATCAATAGGTAATCAATGTGCCCTCTTTGTCCATGGGCTGGGCTTTAAACTCTGCGTCAATGACCGTTTCGCTGTCTTTTGCAAAGGCAATCGTAAATCCGGCCTGGTTGTTTCCTACAATGGTTACTCTTATATCTCCGTCCACATTATCCTTATGGACAAAGTGAATAACATAACGTTTTCCGTCCGCATTTCCCACACCGCCAATTTTTACAGTGCGGATTTTCTTTGTCGGGTCCTCGGTCACTCTTGCGGTCTGACACAACTTTTTCAATGTCTCTCCGCACCATGTCATAATGCCGGATTTAAATGTTGCTTCCTCTTCCGTAAGGATAACTTTGGAAACTTTGCCCATATCGTCCTTGGCTTCGTAGAAAGAGGGTGCATACTCGATTTCTGCACCGCCTTTGATATGGCCCAGGCGGTTTTCCTCGGTTTCCAATACTTCGTTGCTCGGCAACTCCGCATTTGTTCCCATAAACTCGGTACAATATAAATCGCCGGAACCCAAAACAATGCTTTCTTTGTTCATGCTCTGTTTACTCCTTTCGTTTTTGTCAATAATCCCCGGACTTCATACGCCGTTTGGAAACATTCCTCGTCCGGGATAGGTGCCACCAATACGTCATATTCCACGTCCGGCAACACTTCCGCTTCAAATGCTTTTGCCAGGTCCTCACGTTCCTGGTTGTCCTGCTGTGTATAAAGTTCAAAGTCAACGTCCTGTGCTTTTAGGTTGTTAAACCCGTCCGCCCCTCTTCCCGTCTCATGTGAAGATAGCCAAACCATGTATGGAAGTTCCGGCACCGGGTCATCAAGCGTTCCCTCAAACTGGTTTTTAGTTATTGGCACGCCGTATTTTTTTGAAAATTCTTTTGCCCTATCCACCAAAATGCTTACATTTACGGTCATGTTATCCCCTCACTTTCTGACGGATTTTTGAAACGGCCAAATCTCCCAGGGTTTCGTTTACTGGTGCAATGTGTTCAAACGCCTTTACATTTCCTACTTTCCTGCCGCCCTTGCGTAACTGGTGCCCTTTTTCCAGTAAATGGGTCAACTGATAGTGTTTTTTGTTGTAGACACTGTACCCATTTAATCCGGTAATAACGCTTGTCCTGCTGCCCCTTTGGTCGTGCGTCCAGTCCTTGGTATATTTTCCCGTTCTTTCCCGGTAAGGGCCGCCCCGTCTCAAACTTTCGGCGGCTGCGGCTGCCGTTTCTTCCAGGCTTTCATTTACCGCACGTCTTAATTCCCCATTGCTCCAATTTTCCAGTTCGTTCTTTATGGCTTCGTCTAACCCGTCAATGTCCGTTCTCAACTTTTGCCTATCCTTTCCCCGGCATAAAGTTCAACCTTTCCGGTGTTCTTCGGTCCATACGTCCGGTAGATTGCCATTTTCCTGCCGTCCACCATAATTTCCGTCTGACCCTCATACTCAAATCCCCATACTTCAATCATCATGGACGCTTTATAACCTTTTTGCCTGGCTGCCGTAAACTCGTCACGGCCTACCGGGTTGATTTCTGCAAATACCTCTTTTTCCAGGTATTCCGTTTGATTTTTTTTAACTAACAGTGTCACTATTGCTTCTATGGTAGCCGCCCCCTTTGATTTTCGTACAAATCATGTCATACGCCGCCATTAACTCGCCGTGGTTCTCCGGGTTTCCAAAATTGGCCTTTGCATACACCAGGGCGGCTTCAATAATCAACGGGTCTGTGATGTTTTTCGGGTCCAGGTAGGAAGAATGTACGCCGATACGTTTAAGGTCTGCCAGTGCAACATTTATAAGCTGCTCCACATCTTCGTCCAGGGTATCGGCGGACATTTTACGCAACCTCAACTTTGCTTTCGCTATCAGTTCAGTTTTATTCATTGTCCGCCGCCTTTCTCATGCCGTCCTTACGCCTGTGCGTTCTTCACACGGATAAAGCCGTTTTTCGCCACCACGTTGCCGCCCATGAATACGCAAGCCTTATAGGCAATCTGTCCCTGCTTGAATTTGTATTCTGTGGATTTCTGTGCGTCAATGTCGGAAAAGATTGCAACCTCGTAATTGCTCAACGGGCCGTATGCCATGCAATAGGCTCCTGCGGTGCCGCCAACTTCTCCGCAAGCGGAATTGATGATATAAGGCACCTCGTCAATGGTTCCCGTGTTGCCGTGGTTCACAATGGTGTAGACTTTACGCCCCTGCTTATCCCTCAACTTTGCAAACTTTTTAAGGTCTTTCTTGTTGAGGATTAACACGGCAATGTCTTCCACATCTTCGTCCCCACCGAAAGAGTAAATAATCTCGTCCAGTGTATCGTCTGCAATGGCGGTAATCGTTGTAATGTCCGTGTTGCGGTCAATAATATCGTCCGCCGCCTTTGCCGGATTGAAGAAAATACCACGGAATTTTCCGGTTCCGCCGGGTCCTACCAAAATCTGACGGGAAGCGTAACGCTTAATTGCACGGGTCACGCTCTCTTCCACCACGCCGTCATAATCGGCGTCTGTCAATTTCTGCATTTCTTCCGGTTCCTCTGCGTATGCCGTGATTTTCTCACGTACAATGTCGGAATAACCAAATTCCGGTTCGGACGTGTTGTAATCTGCGTTTTCTGCGGTGCTTCCGGCTCCGTCCCCGTAGGACTTCACAAAGGGACGCTGATAACTTTCTCCACCTACCAGGGGAACAGTCTTTACTCTGTCAATGAGGGAAGATACATTGTTGAACGTTGGGGAAATGTCCGGGCTTGTGTGCTTCGGCATTACTACGCCCGTGGCCGTTGTAAGGGTGTTCTTAATCCCTGCCAGTGCCTTGCCCTTAAAAAACGCCTTTTTCCCGTCCTTTAAGGTCTTGCCCCTCTTTGCTCTCTCCTGGTCCTGCGGCTCTCCGCTGCCCTCTCCTGCTCCGTCTCCCTCGTCCGGGTCTGCGGCTCCCGCTGCCCTTGCGGCGGCTTCCAGTTCTTCCCGGCCTTTGATTTCGTCCAAAATCTCGCCTATGGTCCTTGCTTTTCGCTTTCTTCTCGTTACTTTTTGTTTCTTCTGCCATATTTTGACCCCCCTCATATGCGTGCGACCCTGCGGAGTTTTTTTGAAGTATCTCCCTCGGTTCTTATGGGGGTGTCCAAAATCAACCCACCGGGGGGAGTGGTCTGCCGCTTTTCTTCTTTTGGCGGTAATAATTTTCCGTCACTGTCAAACCGATAACGATTGTTAGGCTTTGCCTTATGCTCTTTGTTATGGCAATCCTCACAAAGATATTCCAGGTTGTCCACGTCAAGGGTCACGCCTGGGTTGTGGATATTCTCCGGCGTAATGTAATCCTTGTGGTGGACAATCACACCGGGACGATAAAGCCCGGCGGCTCTGCACCGCTCACACAATCCATTGGCCCGTTTAATAACTGTCTGCCTGGCTCTCTTCCATGCTGCTGACTTGTAGAAGTCCTTTGCATATTCTTTCATCTGCTGCCACCGTCCTTTCCCTCATGCTGATAGGCTCATGGGTAAACCCTACCCACAAGCCTATGTTAATATAAAACACTCTGACATTCTGACCCACTTGCTTTGTGTCCTGCTGCCGCCTGGTTATTTCCCCACAATGGGGATAAACTGAAACGTCCACGCTTCATCATGGATTGAAATAATATTACCGTCCTCATTGATTGCCAGTATATCAATAAACTTCGGTTTCAAAACCATGTCCCTTTTATCCCACTCCACATTCTCCGGCATATGCACTTCCATAAGTGCTATTGCATTAAATACTTTGTCCCCATGCACTACTTTAAATCTGCTTAAATCAATTCCCATGTTCCTGCCCTTTCTGCTCCGGTAGCATATCCATGGCGGACGCTACCCGTTTAATAAATTCCTGGCGGTATTCATAGAATTGGCGGCGGCCACACAAGGCGTCTGCTATGTACTCATAAGGCATATTATAAACAATGCTCTTATAAATCTTCTCCTGCATTTGCCGCCGTACCCGGACGCTTTCAATATTCCCACACGTACCACGCAAGGCATTTTCTACAACCTGGGCGGCCTGCAAATCAAAGGCACTTGCCTGGCCGTTCTTTATTCTCTTTTTTCTCTTCTCGTTGCCTTGTATGATACTACGGGCTATCGTTTTAATATCGGCGTCCAGTTTTACCAATCCTCTGCACCCCCGTTACTCTTCATAGATTTTCTTGGAAGTCTCTGACCTCTCCACCTTTATGCTTTCTTTCGCCATTTTGGAAACCTTTGCTTTTACACCCTGGCCTACGTCAATGGTTATTCCTTTCATGTGTTTTGCTTCTATGGCGTCCACCACGTTAAGCATGACCGTAACTACATCCTGGTCTATGGGTCTTTCTGCGGTGCTTCCGAAAAGTTCCGTTATGCGGCTCTTTGCTTTTTGGACCCGCTCTTTACTTTCTGCGTACTTCTTGGCGGCGTCACACTCACACTTGCACGTCACGGCTTCGTCCACATCTTCCTGGCTCCACCCGGTCAATGTATGAACCATTCCGGCTTGGCCGCAAAAACGGCAATATCCCGTTTGGCTCTCCACTCCGTCCGGCATTTCCCGGTCCTCTTCCTGCTCCATTTCCCTTAAATCCTCTTCCGGTATCTTATGACCGCCGTCTGTCCGTTTTTTTGTCATGGCTTAATCTCCTTTCTTTTCCGCCCGTTTATAGGCTTCCATGGCAACGGTAAGCACCGCCGCCGATTGTTTGACCGTCAACTGCTGCCCCTTTACCAAAAGGGCTAGGTTTTGGTTTATGGTTTCTAAGGTTTCCCCCAGGGAAAGCCCTTTTAACGGCTTCCCGGTGGAAAGATTTACGATAGCCGTTATAATCGGCCTTTTAAATGTGCCGTCAACTGCTGCCATGTTGGCTTCCAATGTAGCTTCCGCCTTTGTCGGTGCGTGTTTCTCGCAATTCCGGCAAGGCTCACGGCTGAACATACGCCCCACCACTGGCACACCGTCACAACGTCCGTTAATCCATGGGGCATTTAAACACTTGGAAAGCGGCATTTTGTCCGGGTCCTGCAAATAATCCATGATTTCCGCCTTTGCTTCGTCCGCTCCATAGCACACCGCCGTTTTATAGCCCTGCTGCCGCAAGGCCGCCATAAAGGCTTCCTGGTCTTTCGTGGGCTTATTCTGCCCGTATTTCATTTCCAGGTAAAGGCCATTGAAATTGTGGCTTGGCACTGGCAAGCATACGTCCGGCACACCGCTCTTTAAACCCATGGCCTTTAATACTGCCCCGTTTGTCCTCTTTCCCTCGTTTGGAATGTGATACATGAGGGAAAGGCACGGTAAAATATGCTTGTTATTCTCTGCCCAGTTAAAAAGCGTTATTTGTTCCGTGGTTTCCCCTCTCTTCATGTTCTGCAATTTCATGTATAAACCCCCTTAACCCTCTTCAATGGCGTATTCCCGTTTACGCCGCTTGCAATCTTCCAACATACGTTCCAAAATGCCCACTTCCTCGTCATTTAACCAGGTATAATATTTTTCAATCATCTTTACGGCGTGCAACTTCCTGGCGTTTTCCTTTTCTTCCTCGGTTGTGTCGGTATCTGACACACTGGCTTCCCTGGTTTCCTCTTCCTTTGTCTTTCGGTGCTTCTTTTCCTCTGCCATGGCTTTTATTTCCTCGGCTCCCATTCCGCCCTTGTCCTCTGCCGCCTGGGCAATCTCCTTTTGTGTGCCCTCGTCCGCTTTTGCCGCTTCCATGGCCGCCGTAATCCCCAGGTTGCCGTTTTTAAACTGCTCTTTGACTTCCGGCGTGGCGTTGTCGTGAATGGTGTTAAGGGTCCGTATCTTCGGCACTTTTTCCCCCATGACGGCGGCCACATAATCCCGGACCCGCTCCCCGGCTTCCAGGATTAAAAGCCCCTCTTTCCTTGCCTGGGTCAATACCTCTTTCCACTCTGCGGCCTGGGTCATAAGGTCGTAATCCGTCATTTTCCGGTTGAATGTGTTACCCACCAAAAGGGCAATTCTAAATTCTATTTCCGTCATGTCCTTATAGCGGCATTTCACATTCTCAAACCCGGCCTTTCCCTCTGCCACCAGGATTTTAATACCGCCCAGGCGGCGGTGGCCGGAAACCAACCAATATTCCCCGTTTACACGGCCTAATACAAGGGGCTGCTGCAACCCGTCCATTTCTATGCCCGTTGCTATCTCCTGCAACTCGTCCATGCTATACTTGTTATGTTTTGTAACCACAATATCCCGGTAATTTACCACAATGTCCTGGTAATCCCTGTTCTGTCCTGCTTCCGCCTTGGTGGCGGCGTTCATAATGTCCAAAATATTAAATGCCATGCCCTTAACTCCTTTCCCCTGCTGCCGGTCCGCCAAATTTCTGCACATATTCCGCCGCAAAGGCTTTATAATCCTGGGCGGCTCCGCTGCGTATGCTATAATGCAACGGCGTTAAACGGTAAAATGTGGCGTCCTTTGCTTTCTTGGAATGTCTGATTTTTTGAGAGAATACCGGGCAACCGCTCTTTGCCCTTATCCAATTTTCCGCCGCTTCGCTTGTGTCTGATTTCTCATAGTCTGTTATGAGGACCCCGGCAAGCCTGGTTTTGGGATTGAGTGCCCTTATCTGGTTTATTTGCTCCACCAACTCTTCCAGGCCGTCCAGTGAATAGGCGTCAAGGCACACGGGTATTATTATTTCATCTGCCGCCACCATTGCGTTTATTACATTCATGCCCAAATCCGGCGGATTGTCGATAATGCAAAAATCATATTGTCCGGACACTTCCCCCAGGGCGGTTTTATAACGGTCATGCTGTGCGTGTTCCTGGTCTGCCTTTATGGCAAGTTCTGCCAACTCCATGAAATAATTACACGTCACAATGTCCATGTTCTCCACTTCGGTGTCTCTGATATTCCCGGCAATTCGTCCGGTCTTAATAATCCGGCACGCCCCGGCTTCCTGCTCCCTCTCATACGCTCCGAAAATCCGGGAAGTGTTGCCCTGCTTGTCATTGTCAAATAACAATACCCTGCTGCCAGGCCGTTTTCTTCTCTCCTGCCTTTGCCCCTAGGCTCATTTCATACTTTAAAAGCATGGCTGCCGTCTGCACCATTTCGCAAGCGGCGTCAATGGCCTGGTGGAAAATTGCCGTTGGTGTGGTATCTTTGTCCAGGAAGCACGCCACTTCTATGCCTTTTACCCGGTCCCAAAGGACGGCCAGGGAAGTTTTTACATTTTCCATTGCTTCCTGGGCTTCCTCTGCTTCCTCTAAAATGACGGCATAGCCCTCATGTGTGCTATTGAATAAGGGAAACTTTGCATTTGCCCGGTTTAATTCCGCCATTGCGGCGGCTTCCACTTCTTTTCTTAACTCATTCATTGCCATTGTCCGGTTCCTCGCTTTCCTCTTCACTCTCCATTTCGTGGCTTTTCTCGTCCTGTGTGTCCGCTTCCGTGTATTGGCTCCCGTCCTCGCACTCCCGGCATTTATCCATGTCCATTCTTACGGGCTTTGTATTTCCGCACGTCCGGCAACTCCAACAATCACGGCCCTGGTGGTTGCCCTCTTCCGGTTCTCCTGCTGCCACATGGCCTTTCTTACTCCTAAAATCTATACATACGTTAATTGGCGGCATTTTTGCCATGGCTTCCATGGTGTTTCCCATTTCTTCAAATGCTGCTTCAAACTTCTTTCTGTATTCTTCTTGGTTTCCCTTAATCGTCCTTAATTCGTCAATGCGGTTTAATTCCAGGGTGTCAATAAGGCGGTGCAGGGAAGCGGCGGCACTCTCCACGCCGTTTTCTTCCGTCCATGCTTCAAATACGGCAACAACCGCCCCGGTAATCTGCTCATATTCTGCATGAAAACCCATGTCCTCTTCCTCTGCTTTCAGTTCGTTAAGAAATTCCGGCTTTTCTCCGGTAATCATTGCCTGGATATAAAAGCCCGGCACTTCCGCTTTTACCGCATTGCTCAACAATTCCGCTTTTGCCGCTTCTTTCATAAGGTTGTAATATTCCGTGTGCTTCATGTCCACGGTACCGTCACTTGTAAGTCCGTCCATAAATCCCATGTTAAATTCCTCGCTTTCTTATCTGTGAATTGGTGTTGTGAAATGATAAAGTGGTGGGTCATTTTCCACCGCTTCACGGTTTTTGTAAATCATAAGGGTAAAACGGTCCTGGCCCTCTTCGTCCGGTTCCCGGCGTGCGACTGCTTCAAATCCATAACGGGCGTTAAGTTTCGCCCCGTATACGGTATCTGTCAATTTTGCAATCTCACGGCTGCCCAGTGTCACGCCCTGGGCGGCTAACTGCTGCCACCGCTTAAATGTCTTGTCCAGGTATTCCAAAAAATCCGGCTCCACAATTCCGTTTAATGGTGTCGCACTCTTTTCCATGTTCTTTTCCTCGCTTTCCCGGTCCTATGACCGTTTACCCAGGCACGCCGCCGCATAATTTTCTTTATCCTGGCAAGCCTGGCCTTAAATTCCGGTAAATCTTCAAATTTTACCGTTATTGTCATTTCTGCCATGTCTCGTTCTCCTATAAATAAATGGTGTTATATAGGCTCATCTGCAAATCTGAAAAGGAATATTCCGGCGTTTCCTGCGGTTGCAACGGTGCCATAAGCCCACGTTTTTGCCATTCCTTATGTCTTATTTCCGGCGTAGGTCTGAACCGCTTAACCTCTGCGTCCATAAGTGCTTCCATGTTCCCGGCGTGTGCCATGAGAGCCAGGAACCCCGTATAAACGTCCTTTTCATTCTTTACAATCCGTAATCTGTCCGATTGTTCAAATACGGTCAGAAATTCCCGTAACTTCATAACGGCCACCCGTACTTGTGAAAATAAATGGAAGCACACACAAAGGCAATTATCATAACCACGCCCAGGACACCAAAGAAAATACGGCGGCCTTTGGGGTTTTCATTTGCACCCATTGAATAGATAATGGCTAACCCGGCCAGTGCCAGGTATAAAATTACTCCGCCGCCTATGACTATCAACAAAATTACAATCAATAAAAATACTTCTAAATTTGTCATGCTCTGTTTTCCTCGCTTTCCGCTTTCTTTATGCCGATAAAAACACGCTCCGCACATGGAACCGCTATACTATTGCCCAGTGCCATGTAACGGGCATTGTCGGACATTTCTTTGCCGCTTGCCCCGTACCTTGTCCATTCGTCCGGGAACCCGTCCAGGCGTTCATATTCAAGCGGCGTAAGGCGGCGGACCCGGTATTTAACCGCTGCGGCAATCCGCTCCATTATCACGGCAAGGGTTTCACTTCCGCCCCCTGCCGCCCCTCGGCTCTTTTTCAACGTGCCCACGCCCTCTTTAAACTCTCCATAGCCGCTTGCGTTATATGCTACAACGTGCCTGTCTGATGTGGTTAAGGTTGGGCATATTCCCGTATCATCAATCCCTTTTCCGTTTCCGCCGGCCTTTTCACTCCTGCCAATAATGTTTCCTATAATTGTGTAAGTAGGAAGTAAATATAAGCCCGTTTTCCCACCGCCGCCCCCGGCGTTTCCCATGAGCGTTACACTTGTTTTGGCATTTATGTAAATTCTGTCGGCGGTGCGGCCAAAATCTAATTTCATTTGTCCGTCTGCGTCCTCTGCCATTCCTCTGCAATCCGTTCCAGTAAGGCTATTTTCAGAATTACCGGAATTTCCTTGTTCCTCTGCTCCGCCCTGCGAATGATACCCCAACATGCTTTCGCACTCAAAAAGTATTTGTCCGGCACGTCCATTTCCAAAATCATTGACAAGGTAGATACGTTTTCTACGTTGGGGCACTCCCCAAAATTGAGCGTCAAGCAATCGCCATGCGGTACACTGAACGTCCCCCCCTGGTCCCTCATTTCCAACCATTCCGGCGGTTGCCCATTTCCCACTTTTAGGCATTGAAATGTTGCTCTGTGTGATTTCTTCCAGGACCCGGCGGAAGTCCTCGCCTTTATTGCTTGAAAAAGCCCCGGCCACATTTTCCCAAATGATATATTTTGGATATTGTCCATTTGTCTTTTCCCTCATTTCCCTGGTTATTCTCACGGCTTCCATGAATAAGCCGGAACGGGAACCGTCAAGCCCCGTCTGTTTTCCGGCAACGCTCAAATCCTGGCAAGGGCTTCCAAAACTGATAATATCCACAACGGGGATTTTCGCCCCGTCTATCTGCGTAATGTCTCCCAGTTGTATGGCTTCCGGGAAGTGCCGCTTTGCTATGTCTATACAATTCGGCTCTATCTCGCTTACCCATACCGTTTTGATACCCTGCCGACTGGCCGCCAATGGGAACCCGGCTATTCCGTCAAAAAGACTTCCCAGTGTCATTTCGGCCGTGGTTTTCATATCCATATCCTCTTTCCATATTCCGGCGTAAATTCCGGTATTGTATTTTTCTCCTGCTTCCCGGTTTCCGCTTCACTGTAATATTTCTCTTTCTCCTGCCTGGAAAAGAAAACGGTCCTTGTTGGTATTCCGGCGGCGTCCAGTTTCGCCTTTATTTCCCGTGTCTCTTCTCTATAAAACCGCTCCATGTGGTCCGCTACTGGTTTGGTGTAATCTAAGGGCGGTTTTGATACATTCAATAAGTCCCGTAATATTTCCGCCGTGGTTCTTCCGCTCCGTCTATATGTTGTGTTGGCAATAAATGTTTTCTGCCAAATAAACAGTTTAAAGCCCAGGGCTTTTTCTACTGCCGCAAATGTCTTTTCCAGTTCCGGGGAAAAGTTTGTTGGTGCATAAATCCATTCCGGTATTTTTTCCATGTTAAGTTCCTCGCTTCCTAAATTCATTACCCTGGTATAAGTGCGGAATATTCCGTTTTAAACCCGGCTATTTCTTTTCCTCTCATAATCGGAATTACTGCCACCTGGTATTTGATACCCGTTACCGTGTCCCATGACCGTGTATTTTTCTCTAATTCCTTGTTGATTTTCTCCGCCAATCCGCCCGGCGTTTCGTCTCTTAAAATTTTCACAATGCACTTGCTCATACTAAAGCCCCTCGCCCCTTTCTATTCGTCCACCAACTCTTCCGTTTGGATAATTTTTATAATTGAGACTTTCGGCGTAAAGCAATTTGTTACATAGCCGCTTCCCTCTGCAATCTTGTTTTCCAATGCTTCCGCAAAGAGTTTAGCGTTATGCTCTGCTGAAAATCTCCCGGCCACATACTCTTCTATGCGTCCGCTGCTTACCTGGGTTTCTTCCCCGTCCTCGTCATAATCGCAAAACGGGATTTCCTGGGTAACTCGCACCTGGTAAAGCGTTCTTTGCTTCATGTTAAGTTCCTCGCTTTCCTGCCCTGCTGCCGGGCGGCGTTTTGGCCGCCCCGTGGATTATTTGATAAATTCTAAAAGGTTTATCTGCTTCTTGGTGCTTACGCTAATTTAAAAACGTTATACAAAAAATTTCCCTCGCTATCGTGTACGGTTTCCACCTTTGTGAGTTTTTCAAGGGCTTCGCTCATTGGCGTCCCGTAGGTTCCACGCTCCCAAAGTCCCGATTTTTCAGCCATATCCCAAAAACAACCCGTGTATATTCCGCCACCGTCTGGAACATGCTTTTTAAAAGTTGCTTTTATAAAATTCTCGCACCATTCTACTTTAATCTGCTTCATGTTAAGTTCCTCGCTTTCTGCCCTGCTGCCGGGCGGCAT